ATCAAAGGAGAGTCAGTTCCTTATGAGACTGTTGTCTCTGCCTTTGTTAACCGTAAGCAAGAAGAGGTGCTAGGTGCAGAGCTTACATCTAAGATTTCCAAAGCACTTGCATCAGAACTAAACCAACTTGACCAGTTAAAAGATGTAGCTAGGCTAGCTAAAGAGCAGAATAACGAAGAGATGTACGCTTACATTGCTCAACGGTTTGCTACTGTCAATGCCTTATCATCCTCACTTGATGGCAACATCAGTAATCTAGGACGTGCTCTGGCATATACTAAACAGGTTAAGAAAATTATAAATTCAAACGGTACGTTACCACCGTATCTTGGAGGACTTAAGTGTTAAAAAACCAAGACGCTTGTAAGAAAGCTATTGATGCATACTTTGATGGGATTCGTGCAATAGATGGACTAGCTATTGATGAGGGCGCAAAGACAGCAATGAAAGCTAAGGCAACTAAAGAGGTTGCCACATCTCCCGGCTTTCGTCAGCGTATGTCTGAGATTGTAGTCAACTCATTTATCTCAGCTATTGGAACGCCGCTAGTAAACTTATACTCTACACTTGTTAAAGCTCCTTTCCTTATTGCTGAGCGTGCGTTGCTTGGTCTGATGCCGGGGAACAAGGTTAAACTTGGAGAGACTACTGCTATGATGCGTGGTTTCTTTGATGGCTTGGCAGAAGGCATAGGCTTTTTAAAAGCTGGCTACATCGAAGGTATGCCTTTAGATAAGACTCTGGTTGATACGTCAACAGCATTTGGTAAATCTATATCTTCTGGTCCTATTGAAAAGGCTATAGCTCCTATTGTTACAGTACCTACTAAAGCTGCTGTTGCAGTGGACGAGTTCTCTAAAGCTATCTTCCGTAGGATGCAGCTTAATGCTAAAGCATATCGCATATCTCGCAGCGTTCCTGAAGGTAAACTTAATGGTAAGACCAGAGATGAACTATACGATTCTATTCGTACTATAGATATCTCTGACCCAACCAAGGTAGGAGCTACTCGTGCATGGCAGGAAGAACTAAAGAAGGTATCTCCTGACCTAGCTGACGAGCTTATTAACTTTGCTAAGATTCAAACCTTCCAGCAAGACTTAGGTGAACTTGGTAACATGATGATCCGTGCCAAGGCTAAAGTGCCTGAGCTTGTGTTTATTGCTCCATTCATTAAGACACCTATTAATATTCTAAAGGACGCTCTGTCCTATACTCCAGTTAGTCTTGCAATGAAACAATTCAAAGGCAAGAAGGACGAGGCAGCAGCACGTATGCTGTTAGGTGCTGGGCTAGGATTGATGACTGCCAAGTCTGTAATGGATGGTAACTTAACTGGTAGTTATCCTAAAGATCCGGGGCGTAGAGAGGCGATGATTGCTGCGGGTATTCCTGAATACTCTATGAAGATTGGTGATCGTTGGTATTCTTATTCACGCATTGAGCCGCTGGCTACTGTCTTGGGTATTACTGCTGACGGGGTAGAAACTATGATTGACTACCTTCGTTTACCAGATCCAGAAAAGAAGTCTGAAAAGCTAGCAGTAGATGCTGTGCTGGCAATTACAAAGAACTTAACTTCTAAAACATTCCTTGAAGGTATCACTGGATTCTTACAAGCTGTCCATGACCCTGAGAGATATGGTGGTTCGTACCTCAACAGCTTTGCAAGCGTGTTGGTTCCGGGTGCAGTAGCTCAGTTTGCTAGAGGTGCAGACCCTGTCATGCGAGAGATAAATAGTTTTAGTGATGCCTTGCAAAACAGATTACCCGGATTAAGAACTACTCTGCCTGTTAAGTATGATATCGTAGGAGAAGCACGAGAGAATCCTGCATATGGACTTATGGGTACATTCGGTCTTGCTACTAAAGAAGCAACACAGACCCCATTACAGAAAGCCATTGATGATGTGGGCTTTACATACACTAGACCAGAGAAGAAGATTCGTGGTGTAGAACTAGATGCTTCCACCTATGAGAAATATTCTAAAACATCAGGGCAACTGATTAATGAATTACTAACGCCAATAGTTGAAAGTCCTGAGTTTAATAACTATACCAAAGAACAAAAAAGATTTATCATGAAACGAGTAGCAGAGCGTGGTAGACTAGCCGCTACTAACATTATGTTTGGTGAGAAGATGTCTTCAGATCCTGAGTTCGCTACTGAGTTCCGCAGACAAGTCTTGAAGAAACGAGGAGTAAGGGCAACCGAAGAAGACTTGGAGGATTAATATGAACGAAGTTACTGGGGCTGCAAAGGCAGCAGTAGCTGGTATTCGTGAAGCACTGGCGGTAGGGAAAGAACTAGAATCAGTTACTAAGGACATACAAGACCTAGGCAAAGCTGACCTTCAGGCCAGAGCTTCATTCAGGCGCAAACAAAAGCAAAGACCATCAGATACATCTGTCTTCTCAGCAGTAGAAGAATGGCGGGGAGTCTACGAAATTAAAAAGATAGAAGAAGAACTCAAGCAAGACATCATCTCTAAGCATGGACCAGCGGCTTGGGAGGAGATCATGGTAATCAAGGACAGAATCCTGAAAGACAAAAAGGATCTGACTGACGAGTATGGCAGGGATCTCAGCAAGCTAGCCATGCTCAAGTGGTACTGCTTCATTACTGCTTTTATATTGGTTAGTTTTTTCTATGTGCTTGGCTATAAACCTTAAGGACCGTCTATGATTACCCTATTTTCTACCCTTGTCTCCTTCTTGGCAGGTGGGCTACCCAAGTTCCTAGACTTTTTCCAAGATAAGTCTGATAAAAAACACGAATTAGAGCTGGCTAAATTGCAGATGGCTAGGGAATTGGAGATGGCAGAGAAGGGGTTCCTAGCTCAGGCTAGGGTGGAGGAGATTAGGACTGACCAAATTGCAATGCAGGCTGCAGTTCAGGAGAAGGAAGCCCTCTATGCCCACGACATAGCCATAGGACAGGGAGCTAGTAAGTGGGTCATAAACCTGAGAGCCAGCGTCAGGCCAGTCATTACCTACGGTATGTTCCTAATGCTAGTAATGGTAAATGTGTTTGGGTTCTTCTACGCTTGGAAGCAGAACGTCCCATTTGATGAGGCGCTGAACCTGCTCTGGGATGAGGACTCAGCCATAATCTTCTCGTCTATTATAGCCTTCTGGTTTGGGTCACAATCTTTTAATAAGAAATGAAAGTATCCAAAGAATGCATCGAGATGATAAAGCACCACGAGGGCGTAAGGACACGCAGCTACAGGTGTCCAGCTTTGCTGTGGACCACGGGGGTAGGCCATGTCATAGACCCCAACCATATCAGGGTTCCGTTTGAGGAGCGTAAAAACCTCGCAATACCCAGTGGGTGGGATAGAGTCCTGTCTATGGCAGAGGTTGATGACATACTTGCCAAGGATCTCCTCACGTTTGAGAGAGGTGTACTACGACTGTGTCCTACTAATCTTACTCAGTCTAGGTTTGATGCACTCGTCAGCTTTGCTTTTAATGTGGGACTGGGTAACCTCCAGCGTAGCACAATAAGACAGAAGCATAACAGGGGTGAGTTTGAAGGGGCTGCAGAAGCTTTCATGCAGTGGACGAAAGCTGGAGGAAAAGTCCTTCCCGGCCTTGTTAAGCGCAGGAAGGATGAAAGCACACTCTATTTAAAAGTTGATAAGAATCCGTAAGAACGCAAAGTCTACTACAATATATCGTTCTTCATCATCTACAACTTCGACATACTCAAAACCAAACATCAGTCCAGATATAATACATAAGTCTATATTCATATCAAATCTCACAGTGACCTGCGACACACGCTAATGTCTGTGCGCCTTCGACATTATCATCTTCTTCCTTGAGGTTATCCCACACAATATCTGTAGGCATCTTAGATAGAAGCTCTTCGTACTGCTCTTTAGTACACTCCTCATAAGGTGCTTGGCGATAAGAGCCTCCATCCCAAGGCAGGAATGAGATACCACTAAGCTCATCGAAGTTCCTCCACACCCACGCTCCTACGTCCATCCACTCATCTTCCTTGACAGAGATAGTCACTGAAGGCTTGTGCTCACACCAGTGGCGCTGGTACATCAGCCACAGATCAAGGTGTTGCATAGCTGTCAGATCATCACGAGTACGAGAAGACTCTGGTGCTTTCACTGGGAAAGAAAACACAGCAGTGCTATCAGGTCTCATGACACAGTCCTCTGTAGGAATGCCAGAGTCTGTCAGGAACTTAGTCAGCGGATCTTTCTTGTCACCACGAACACGGCGAATATAATAGTTACTATGTCGAGTATGAATACCAGAGGCAGAATTAACAAGTTGAGAAACAGTGCCGCTAGGTTTGACACAAGTAATCGCAGCAGACACAGGAATTCCCAAGCGTGTTGCAAACTCATTGTTGGTAGTAATGGAGACGTCACGTAAGTATTCAAGAGATTGCGTAGTGCTTTCACAGACCCTCCCCATCCAGGGATTATCTAAGATACCAGTTAATGATACACCCAAGAGACGCTCCTCCTCAGTGTTCTTCTGCCAAATCTTACGCAGATATGGGAAGTGCGTCAGAGTGCTCTGGAACGTGCCTAAGATTGTGGCGATGCGTACTTTGTTAGCCAAGTCTGCAACGGTATCCTCGGCCCGTACAACGACTTCTGTGAGGTTACAGAACTGGTAGGGTCGTAGGATGATTTCACTGCACGGGTTAGTACCAAAATCAAACTCAGGATTTCGTCTCCCGTTTTTTGATGCTTGTTGTATGCTAGCCGCTCGACTAAATATTCCCCGTTCTCCAGAGTGACTATTGTACAGGCTCGTCCACTCTTGGAGAAATTGTCCAATATCTGGTTTGCATTGATATGTTGCTGAATTGTTTGCAAGTGCTCGTTGTGCATTGTGTTCCCACCAGTTTCCACTCTTTGCGCTCCTCATACGGTCATCTTCGAGATCAGACAGACTGATCATTGCACTCCTTCGTACTCCACCGACAACAACAACTTCCCCGATTTTACAGAGAAGATCATGACATTCGATTGATGTAAGTTTTCTACCCACTGCTCCTCTGAACTTGGCGATAGTGAACTTAAAAAGCTCATCCAAAGGTCCGGGACCAGAGGCACGTCCTCCAAAAGTTTTGAGTCTGGCTCCTGCAGGTCGAATTCTATTAAGATCGTATTTTGCAACTTCCCCAGAATATAGTAAAGCGATGAGTTGGCGTAGTGCTTTGGCCCATCCTTCTTTTGAATCCGCAACCGAAATAGTAGTCTGAGAATCAAACAACTGATCCGGGACTTCAGGTAATTGATCGACATATTTATGCTCCACAGAAAAGCCTACACCTGTTCCACACAGGAGAATATACATAGCCTCATCGAATGCTTTAGGGTCATCGATAGGCAGATAACTGCAGTTATAACCAGCCGTGTTGTCACGGTCTAGTGCCTTACCTGCAGTCATGATAGCCCTCATGGATGGCATAACATCTAGGTTCTTGACAGCATTGATAAGCTCTAGGCGTAGGTCATTGTTAGGAGAGAACTTGTACTTCTCTTCCAAGTGGTTAAACATAAAAATAAAGTATCGGTCTACTGACTCTTCCCAATGCTCACGGCGATTCTTCTCAGGTAGAAACCTGCTGTAACGACTCTTTGCAATAAACTGCTGATAGTAATCCATATTTATTATTCTTCCCAGTTAACTAAGTTTTGTAATCTGTCTGCTTGGTCTTCTATTATATCATCAAATCTTTCTACTATATCTTCAGACCTTAACGCTAGCTCCTCTACCAAGGTTAGCTCATCCCACCTCTTCAGCCTTTCTTTAATCTCTTCTAATGTTAGGGTCATATATTATATCACACTTTGTAATACTTGTCACCAACTTTATCGTAGTTATCTATCAAGAACTCAAGATAATGCTTAGCCTTCTCAAGGTCTTGCTTGCCTGCTTTCTTGCGATGACGGGCAACATACTTGATTACATTACAAGCCCAAGGGTCTAAGCCCCAGTCAAGAAATACGTCCCAAGGTTC